TAGATGCTCAACAAAAAATTGGATTAGTTAAGAGATGGGCATTTGGGGATAAAGGATTTAGATTGAAAGATATCGAAGATGAAACTATTCGTAATTGGGCAGAGGGAATTGATAAAACTGATCACTCAAAAATAAGTAAAGATAACTTAATGAAGTTTGAAAGAATATTTTTAGGAGTGGGAGCAGAAGTTCTATCATTTATGAGTTCAGTTCTAACCGTAAATCCAGATAAAGCAAAGAGAGCAATGGTTGATAGATTAGAACAAACTATCAAAGATGTTGAAGCTAAAGGTGATGAAAAGCAGATACAAAAATTGAAATTGGAATTACAGAGATTGCAAGATTTAGGAGGAGTTGATAAGATTGTTCCTAGTGAAGGAATTGTATTTGTTTATCCTCCCGGTCCAAATGGTAATACCATGAAGCTAACTGGCGCATTCGCTCCTCTTAACCAACTATTGGGAATATTTTTTGATGGTAAGTAAAATATCTAAAATCTAATTTATATATATTTATATATAAACGGAATAAGTTTATGGCAAAGGAGTTTAATCGAAAGTTTATGCATCCAACTCGTAGAAAGTTGGTAGATATGGTTTTGTATGGTAAGGAATACGAAAGTGATGCTAGAATAGGTTATGATAGTGGTGAGAGTTCTAAAAAAAGAGAAGTTGGTGAAGTTTGGACAGACGGGGATGGTGTAACTTGGGAACAACATATATATGGAAGAGTTCAACAATCAGACCTAACTGATACAATGAAGGAAGCCCGAAACTGGTTGCAGAAACAGAAGGAATGTAAAAATGAAACCTGTTCTAAAATTAAGTTTGGTTATACTGATAAGAAGTTAATTAAAAAGACTGGATATTGTGTTGATTGCCTAATTGATAGAGAGGCGATAATTAAAGGAGATGGATTGTGGATAGAGTATTCACAATATAGAATGGCCCAAAATATGATTTCACATGGAAACGAAGTCCTATTACAATTAGATCAAGCATTGAGAGATGTAAAAGAAGAATACGAAATTGTAAATGAGGATGGTAGTATTGAAAAGTGGAAAATGGAAAAAAGTGTGGATGAAATTAAAGGTGAAATAAATGCCGATATAAGTAAAATACATAATGAGTTAAAGGATATTATTTCAATTAGAGATGTAGCTTGGGAAAAGTTAAAGGATAAAAATTACGATTTAATATCTCCTCCAATTGTGTAAAGTATGAGTATTCAGAAAAAAACATTAAAAGAAATTGTAAGGGAAGAATATATAAAGTGTTCAAAAGATCCTATACATTTCATGCGAAAGTATTGCATGATACAACATCCTGTTAGAGGGAAGGTTCCATTTCACTTATATGAATTTCAAGAAAAAACTTTAACTGAATTATCAAAAAATAGATTTAACATTATTCTAAAATCTAGACAGACTGGTATATCAACTCTTTCTGCTGGATTTTCTCTATGGAAAATGTTATTCAACTCAGACTTTAATGTGTTGGTTATTGCTACAAAGCAGGAAGTTGCTAAAAACCTCGTAACCAAAGTAAGGGTAATGCATGAACTCCTACCTACCTGGTTAAAGGGTGGGAGTTTAGAAGATAATAAACTTTCCCTACGATTAAAAAATGGTTCTCAAATTAAAGCAATTGCTTCTTCACCTGATGCTGGACGTTCTGAAGCACTCTCCTTACTAATTTTCGATGAGGCGGCATTCATTGATGATATTGATGAAATATGGGCATCTGCTCAATCAACACTTTCAACTGGTGGTAGTTGTATTGCGTTATCTACTCCTAATGGTGTGGGTAATTGGTTTCATAAAACTTGGGTAGGTGCTGAAGAAATGACAAATCCGTTTGTTCCAATTTCTCTTCATTGGACACTACATCCAGAAAGAGATCAAAAATGGAGAGATGAGCAAAGTAAATTGTTGGGGGTCAAAATTGCAGCACAAGAATGTGATTGTTCATTTATTTCATCTGGTGATACTGTAATTGATCCTGATACATTATTATTCTATAAAGAAACATATTGTAAGGAGCCTGTTGAAAAGGGATACATAGATGGAAACTTATGGAAGTGGGAATATGCAGACTTCCAAAAATCATATATGGTTGTAGCTGACGTTGCGAGAGGTGATGGAGCTGACTTTTCAACTGCTCATGTTATTGATGTAGATACTGCAACTCAGGTAGCAGAATATAGAGGTAAGTTGGAAACGAGAGATTTTGGAAACTTTTTAGTATCAATATCCACAGAATACAATGATGCTCTCCTAATAATTGAAAACGCAAACATTGGTTGGGCAGTTATTCAACAAGTAATTGATAGGGGATATAAAAACTTATTCTATATGAGTAAGGACTTGAAGTATGTAGATGTTGAGCATCAAATAACTAACAAATACAGAGCAGAAGAGAGAGGATTAGTTGCAGGATTTTCAACAACCTCTAAAACACGTCCTTTGATTATATCCAAATTGGATGAATACTTTAGAGAAAGGACTGTTATAATTCGTTCTATACGATTGATAGATGAACTATTTACATTTATATTCATAAATGGTAGAGCTGAAGCAATGAGAGGATATAATGATGACTTGGTAATGGCGTTTGGAATTGGATTGTGGGTTAGGGATACTGCATTGAGATTAAGACAGCAGGGTATAAATCTAACCAAACACGCACTAGGTGGTATAGGATCGAACACTTCTGTATATGATGGAATGTATGGTGCAAATAATATCGAAGATAACCCTTGGAAAATGAAAGTGGGTGATGGTATTGAAGATTTAACGAAATGGTTGTAGTTTTAAGTTTTTTTATATTTATAGTATAACCTAAATAATTATGAGATTACTTACTGAAAATAAAAAAGTTCGTATAAGTGAAGGATTGAATTGGCATATAACTAATAAAACTCCTTTGTATGAAAATATATATAGATTTGGTAGTAAAAACTATTTCCGTCTTTTTAACGAAGCGAGAAACTTATATAATAAAGGGTTGTTAGAAATAAGTTCTTCACTTGATAGATGGTTGATGAAAACCGATATTGGAAAGTTGGGTTTATACGAAGGTAAATTGGTAATGTTGGATATACCAATACGGATAACCGAAGCTGAATATCAAGGTAAAGATGTTGAACTTAATAAACCAAGAAGAAGTACAGGTCCAAAAAAATATCAGGTTTATGTAAAAAACGATAAAGGTAATGTAGTAAAAGTAAACTTTGGTGATGCAAAAGGTGGATTGACGGCAAAGATAAATGACCCAGAAGCAAGAAGGGCATTTGCGGATAGACACGATTGTAAAAATAAAAAGGATAAAACTAAAGCTGGTTATTGGAGTTGTAATCTCCCACGCTATTGGAAAGCATTAGGTGGTAGTGATGATATGAATACTTATTGGTAATGAAAGCGTATACTGAAAGTATAAAAAGTGAATATATAGTAAGAGAGTTCGATGCTAATATAGATGTTAATGAATTAGTTTGGCATAGAGATAAAAAGGATAGAGTAGTTGAAGTGGTAAGTGGAAAGGGTTGGAAGTTTCAATTGGATAATCATTTACCGGTAGAATTAAAAGAGGGAATGGTATTAAAAATATCTAAAGAGACGTTCCATAGAATAGGTAAAGGGGATACGAAACTGGTTATAAAAATTAAAGAATAAAAAAATGGCAGAACAAACTGATAGAAACTTTTTTGGTAGGTTAAAGAAATTATTTTCAACAACTGCAATTGTAAGAATTGATAAGGAGGGTAACCGAAAGGTTGTAGATGTTGAAGAACGTCAAACAAACACAAACCTTTTACAATTAAAAGATAGATATACTAAACTACAACGCTCTTTCTACGAAACTCATGCAGGTGCTCAATCTATGGCATATCATCAAGTCCGTAGAGAGTTATTTAGGGATTACGATGCGATGGATAATGACCCAATCATTTCTTCTGCGTTAGATATATATGCGGATGAGAGTACAACTAAAAATGAGTTTGGTGATGTATTGCAAATCCGTTCATCAAATGAAAATGTAAGAGAAATACTACATAACCTATTCTATGATATTATAAATATTGAATTTAATCTCTGGCCTTGGACACGAAATATGGTAAAATATGGTGATTTCTTTTTAGGACTGGAAATTGCAGAAGGTAAAGGAGTGATAAATGTAATACCACAATCTGTATATTATAGTGAAAGAGTTGAAGGGGGAGATCCTAACAATGCAAACTCTATAAAGTTTAAGGTAGAGCAGGACAGAACTGGTAAACTTGAATGGGAGAACTATGAAATGGCTCACTTCCGTCTATTATCAGACACTAACTTCTTACCTTACGGAAAATCTATGATTGAAGGTGGTAGACGGATTTGGAAGCAATTATCCCTAATGGAAGATGCGATGTTAATCCATAGAATTATGAGAGCACCTGAAAAGAGGGTGTTTAAGATTGATATAGGTAATATACCACCACAAGAAGTGGATAACTATATGCAGAAGATTGTGAATAAAATGAAGAAGGTTCCTTTTGTAAATAAAGATACTGGCGATTATAACTTAAAATATAATATGCAAAATCTAACGGAGGACTTTTATTTACCGGTTAGAGGTGGAGATAGTGGAACATCTATCGAAAACTTAACAGGATTAGAATACGCTGCAACAGAAGATATTGAATTTTTACAGAAGAAATTATTTGCAGCACTTAGAGTTCCAAAAGCATATCTTTCCTACGATGAAAACATTAATGGTAAAGCTACCCTAGCGGCAGAAGATGTGAGATTTGCTAGAACTATTGAAAGAATACAAAGAACCATCGTAAGTGAGTTGACTAAAATTGCAATAGTTCACTTAGCAGCTCAAGGTATTGATGATGCTGAAATGGTAAACTTTGATTTATCATTGACAAACGCATCTACAATCTATGAGCAAGAAAAAGTAAACCTCTGGTCTGAAAAGGTAAGATTAGCAACCGATATGGCAGGATTAAAGATGTTATCTAAAGATTGGATTTATTCTAACTTATTCAATTTAAGTGATGATGATAGAGATTTAGAGAGAGGTAAAATAGTAAATGACTTGAAGGATGTATTCCGTTACAACTCGATAGAGAATGATGGTAACGATCCAGCAGCTCAGCCAGAACCAACAAAGGTAGAGGATGAGTTAGAAGAGTTAAAAAGAGAAATCTCAAACAGAGGATCTGGAGGAGCTGAAGGTGGTAGACCTAGAGAAGGCAACACCTATGGTAAGGATAAGCATCCGTATGGTAGAGACCCATTGGGTGATAAAGAAAACCACGCAGAAAGGAAGAGAGAAAACTATAATGGAGTAAGTAATAAAAAAATAGCACGTGAATACATAAATGGAATTTCATCAAAAAAGAAAATAATTATAGAAAAAAGTAACCTTTTAGATGAAAAAAATTTGTTAGATGATGATAAAATTTAACAAACATAAAAATTATTATATTTATATGTGTTATATAGAATTCTAAAACAAAATATAGGGTAATTAAATGAAAAGAATTAAGCACTCAAAAGTGAAGAACACTGGAGTGTTATTTGAATTATTAGTAAGACAGATAACATTGGAGGTTCTAAACGGAGATAAAACGGAAAATGCAAAAAAGATTGTTAAAGAATTCTTTGCACCAGGAAAAGAATTAAATAACGAATTACGTCTTTATGAATTATTATTAAAAGAAAAGTATACCTCCGAAGTTAGAGCTGAAAAGTTTGTTGATAGTGTATGTGAAGCATACACTAAGTTAAATCCCAATAAACTAAACAAAGAAAAATACAATTTAATAAAATCAATTAAAGAAAATTTTGACGTAGAACAATTTCTTACTTCCCCTATAAGTAATTACAAAGTTCTTGCTTCAATATATAAAGTATTTGAGTCAAAAAAATTACAAAATTACGATGTGAAGTATGTGTTTAATTCTAAGATTAGTATCATAGAAAACATAACATCAAAACCATCTATGAAAAAATCTAATGAGAGTGATGAAGCGGCTGCATTAGTTGAAATGTATAAGAAGCAAGATAAGGATATTCGTTTGTTGACGTATAAAATCCTTATAGAAACTTTTAATAAAAAATACACAAATTTAGATGTAAAGCAAAAAGAAATATTAAGAGAGTATATAAACAATATTAACAATACTTCTAAATTTAAGGATTATTTTTTAGTAGAACTAAAAAAATCTATAAACGAATTAACCAATTTGAATAGCAAAATCTGCGATGCCGTTACTAATATAAAATTAAACGAAACTATCTCAGTATTAAAATCTCAAAAAATTGGAAAAAGTGTAAGTGATGAACAAGTTTCAGTACTAATGCTATCTAAAGAGTTAGTTAAAGAATTAAAATTAAAACTAAAATGAACTCAGATAAATTAAAGGAAATCATACGGACTATTATTGATGAAATCCAGAATGAGGAGGAAATTGAAGAGGTTTCAACTACCGGTGGTGTAGCTGGATATAATACTCCAAAAGCATTCGGTAAGCCTGAAGATGAAAAGAAAAAGGCTAAACAAATGGCTAAATCTGCTGGATACTCTGTAGTACATGAAGTAACTAATAGATACCAGCAATTAAGAAAAGAAGAGGCAACTCCAAATCAAAAAATTGGTGTTGGTATTCGTAATATGAGAAACCAATTGGAAGAAATTGAAAAATTTGTTGAATGGTATTCTAAAATAAAAACAGAAAATGACTTGAATGGATCAGATTACTGGAAGCGAACTCAAAAACACTTAAATGTTATTAGAGAAAGATTGAATAAAATCTCACAAAAAATACAAAACTTATCGGTATAATGAAATTATCGCAATTAAAAGAAGAAATACGAAATGTAATTAGAGAAGTAAAATTGGAAGAAGGTTTTACTAATCCTAAAGTATCCAATCCAACCGAATTAGCTAAAACTGTATTGGGTTGGTTTGATTTTTATACCGATTACATTGATGATGGTGGACAGAGAAGAAGAGCAATACAAAAGAATGATAATACACTCGAATGGTTCGGTTCTCATCCGGTGGATGTTAAGGAGAAAGCTTATAAAATAATGGTAGCACAAGCTAATAAATCTAAAATTGAAAGAACCTTTGGTAAATATCTAAAAGAAGTAGTAACCGAAGAAAAGAAATACGATATCGGTTCTGGTTGGATGGGTAATGGTTTAACTATTTGGAATAGAGCGGAAGAAAAGAATGGTGAATATAAAATAATTGCTCATATCGGTAAAGATGGAACATTAAAGATTTACGATAAGGCGTTGCCAAACGATATTAAGAAGATGTTTCAAATGTGGGCAGATACTATGAAAAAAGGTGACAGACCTGGTATATACTAACAATAAAATAAAACAATACAGAAATGAATAAAGAAAATTTGAAAGAACTGGTAAAAAATATTTTGGGCGAAGAGTCTGAATATAAAGAATTTTTCAAAAAAGCATTGGATAAGGCTGGAAAATCTATACCTGATATGAGTGATGATGAGAAAAAAGCATTCTTCAATAAAATTGATACCGCTTGGGATGGTAAGGGTGAGAAGAAAAACGAAGGAAATACTTTTGGTGCTGAGAGAGCTAAGGCAATTGCTAAAGGTGATGACTCGTTTAAGGTTGATGGTAAACCTTTCAAAGTGACTGGAGTTGATGCTGAAGATAAAGAAAATGCTGAAAAGTTTGCTAACGAAAATATTGTAAATGAAGCTTCAGAGCCATTAAAGTCAGTAATGAACGAAGAAAAATATACTGTAATTGATCCAAAGGGTAATCAAATGGGAGCTAGTGATAAGATGCAAGCTACAATGATTGCTAAGAAAAAGGGTGGTGAGAAAGCTGGATACTTTGTAGTTTCTAATAAAAACGCATTGAAAGCTAGAAGAGCATTGGAAAAGTTTAAGGGAGATTTCACAAATCCAAAACTTAAAGATATGATGGCTGACCTTTTCTATGAGTCAGTAGAAGAAGCAACTACATCATCCGCACCTGGAGAATGGGTAGCATATTTATCAATGACAAGAGGTAAAAAGTTATTAAAAACTTTTGATACCGCTAGAGGTGCTAAGCAGTTTTTAAGTAAAAATGTAGATAAATTATTGGGTGGTGCTAATGTTGAGAGTGTAGGTATAATGACCAAACAACAATGGGATGAGAGAGAAGCCAAATACGCAGTAGAGTCAGTAAACGAAAGTCTAACTGCTAATGATGGTAAAATATTATTAAATGGTAAACCTGTAGGATACTATGACTATGATAGAG